ACGAGGAACGTATGCGTGCTTATGTATTGAGAAATGCTCGTGAATTGGCTGACCTTAACGACATCAGTTTGGAATCGTTGTTGCACTTAGACGAGCATAGAATTATTCCAGTGAATAGAGAGATGATTAATCTAGGCGACCTTGTTGTTTTGCACGGACACGAATTGGGTGAATCAATATTCTCACCTGTGAATCCTGCGCGCGGTATGTTCTTGAAAGCAAAGGCATCTACGATCATTGGTCACTATCATCAAGTTTCTCACCACTCTGAAAGTAATCTGCGTGGAGAACAAGTTGGTGTTTGGTCAATGGGTTGTTTGTGTAACTTGAGTCCTGACTATCGTCCCTATGCTTTTACTAAATGGGCTAATGGATTTGCGTATGTTACTGTAAATGAAGACCTTACCTTTCACGTTGAGAACTTTAAGATTGTCAATGGAAAAATATTATAAGTATGAAAGACAACATTAATCCATCGCATTATAGACAAGGGAGCGTTGAATGTATTGACGCTCTTGATGCAGCCACAGTCAATAAAAAAGGATTGGATGCAATCTGTACTGCTAACATAATTAAATACCTTTGGAGATGTGAAGAGAAAGGTGGACTTGAGGATTTAAAAAAGGCTCAGTGGTATTTGAGTAAGATGATTAATCACAACACACCAAAGGAAGAGTTTGTTCATCCTAGTGCTGTTTATGCTGGCGAACCACAAAAGGTTACTTCGTTTACACAAGATCCCTCATGGTCTAAATTATGAAACTCTACGTTTATTGGACATACACAAGACCTGATGATAGACTAGTTGCTAGTGAGGTTTTGGAGTATGCTCGTAAGAAGCCTAAACTTGATACTACAACATTTCATATAGGGGGCTTAGCACATAAGGAAGACTTGTTTACTCACTTCTTAGATAGACAGGGTAAAATTCATGTTCTGAGGCCTCAGACCGAAATACACTTAGCTATTCACGGAGGCATAAACGGAGACCACAGATACGCAAGTAACCCATCAGTCGCACAATTGCACACGCTAGCCAACCTTTTTAAGTTAGTAAACTCCCTCAAATGGGAAATACTTGAAGGGGATATGTTAGAATTTGATTTAGAATTTTGGAAAACAGCAATAAACTTATGGCGAATATAAATAAAGAAGTAAAAGAACTTGAAAAACTTTTCGGTTGGTGGGAGTTCTACGAGCAGACTCAAAATGATGAAGCAAAGAACAAGGCACAAAAACAAATAGAAACCCAAAAGAAGAAGATCAGAACAATAAAAGATGCAAAAACTTCAAGCGTTCCTAAAAGAAAATAAAATCTCTGAAGAAGATGCCATTGAGAGAATTAGATTGCAGGACTCAGACCCCGCTAAAGACTTCTACTCTACACTGGTATCTGCTTCAAAGCAGTTGATGGATGCAGTAAAAGACAAGACCTTAAATCTTGACGACGATTACCAAAAGGGTATCTTTCAACTATTACAAGCTGGAGATAAAATCAATAAGTCATTGAAATTGGCTAAGTTAGAAGCCTATCCTGAGAAAGATGTTGTTGACGACAATGTATCATTTTTAGATAGGATTTCATCTGCGAAACGGTTATGATTGAAATCATAGAAAACAAGAAGCTATCTAAGTTCGAGTATAACGAATGGTTTAGTAAATATGGATTAGATCCGCAAGCAACAAATAAAGAAAAAGATATTTGGTGGGGCAAAGAAATGGAGAATTGGTATGAAGGAAAGTTTGGTTTGACTGGCATTCACTATTTTGCACTCACCCAATGTATGATTAAAGATGCCAGAGGATTTAGAAAACGTCCTATTTGGCGAGATGTTGATGAACTGATTTACGAAGCGTACATAAATGCAAGAAATACAAACCACGACTTGTTTGTAACAAAGAGGCGTGAGATTGGTCTATCTTTAATATTCGGAGGTATCGCGCCAATGTGGATTGCTCTTATGAATCCAGGCTCTACTTCTTTGATTACAAGTGCAGATAAAACTCGTTTGGAAACTCTATTTAAAGAAAAGACGAGAATTATCTATGATAACTTAAATCCCTATATCAAGCCTGATATTATCTCAACTAGACAGGTCGGGTATTTGCACATGGGAGTAAAAGACCAAAAGACCGGTGAGATTAGTGGATTGGATTCTCAGATTATAACAAGAGAAACACAAGACGTTCCTACTTCACTTGAGGCGTATCGTGCGATGCACGTATTGATTGATGAGTGTATGTTGCATAGCAAAGCAGACCAAGTATACAAATCAGCTCAAGCAAGTGTAAAATCTGGTTTTATCAAAGTGGCACCAATTGTTATTGGGGGTAGTGCAGGTGAATCAACTAGCGTGGGACAGAAACTCGCAAGTAACCTTTGGAAGAACGCAGAAAACTTGAATCTGTTAACCGTATTCCTCCCTGGAAATATGGGTATTATGGAAGCCCCTGAAATTGATGGAGATGGCAGAGATACGGGGAAGATTCTTAACTTCTGTCCAAATGGCTATTCTGATGTTGAAGGTGCAACTGAGTGGATTAACAAGACTCGCGACAAGTTAGATAAAATTGAAGATAAGTCGTTCTTGAATTCGTTCATTAAACAGTATCCATTAGATATTAATGAAGTATTTTCTTCTACTTCTCACGGTGCTCTACCTGTTGATGTTATTCATAAGTTGAATCAGCAGGAGAGGATTCTTTTATCTGAGCCCCCAGCTGTTGAAAAGTGTATGATTTACAAGGACGTTGACGGAAAACTACAAGTCAGACCTGACAAACAAGGAAAGTTCACCCTACTAGAAAGATACAACCCCAACCATAAGTATATTGCAGGGATGGACCCGATTCCTTTCATCTCTTCTAAACTGGGGGATGGTTCTGATAACTGCATTGCTATCAAGAACTTAGATACAAATATGTATGTTGCTTTCTACAAAGAGAGGGCAGCCGATCCAGATTTAATTATGACCAATAACATCAACCTACAGGATTATTTCGGTGGTGCTAAAGCAATGATTGAGATTAACCGAGGTGGTGTTATCTTGGATACTTACAGAACAAACAATCGACAAGATTTACTGGCTCCGTCTCCTAGAAACTTGGGCAAGACGTTCTTCAGTAAAGACAGACCTTATGGGTGGTACAAGAATGACCACACGGCAGAAAGAGCCAACGCTTATTTAATTGATTACTTGAGGAAGAACTTCGAATCTATTTTCCTAATGGAAATGATAGAAGAAGCGAAGGTTTACATTACTGAGAATACGGATTTATTGGATGCTGTTGTTGGAAGTGAAATCTATCACAAGGATATGATGGAGAAACTGAAGAAGAAAGTTGATGCTGCGCCTCAGAAGAAAACAATCCCAATGATTATCTATCAAGACGGGAAGGCGATGAAAGTTTGGAGAGAGGTTAAATTTTAAATTAAGTTTTAATTACTTTTTGGTAGACTTACCATTGCTACCTTGACGCGCGCGGTTAACGCTTTTCTTTTCTAATACCATCTTTCCGTCTTTCTTGTGCGAAAGATCTAGTCCCTTGCTTGCACGTTTACCATAAATACCCTTTTTGCGGGCTTCTGCGTTAAGTTCTTGGCGATATGCTACCTTGCCCTTCTGATACTCTTTATCGTAGCTGTAATCGCGTCCTGTGGCTTTATTCGAAGATGGTCTTTTATTCTTAGCTACGATTTTGTTTTTCATCTCTCTTTTCAATTATTTCTCCAATGACGTAGGACATTCCTATTGTGAAGGTAACAAATAAGAGACCAAATAGGAATCCTTCTAACATCATTTTCTTCCTTGTGATCGGTAGGCTTTACGGTAGTTTTTACTAGTCTTTAAAGAAGAACTCTTCTTCTTAGAAACAACTCCAGGTCTCTTAATAGATGCCTTTGGCTTCCACTTAGCAGTCTCTTTGGTACTCTTTACTTTTGTTGCCATAGGTACATTCTGAAATAGTCAAACTCTTCTTTGCCACCCTCCTCAACATAATTGAGGTAAGCGTCATATGCTGGGCCTGTCATCTTGACTTCTACAACTGTTGTATCGATACCATTGGCAATCATCTTGGCAGCGTACATCTCGTTTACTTGTTCCATCGCTTGGACTTGGGTCTCAGCAGCCACAACAGCTTCTTTTAACTCGGCTTTCTCCTCTACCTTGGCATCTACTAGTTTGGCACTAGTCTTCTGAGCCATTTGGGTAACCTCTGAGGCCATCGCCAAGTTTTTCTGTATATTGGCAAGCATCAACTCAATATCGTCCACTGGAGCGTTCGTAACAGCCCCAACAGGAAATGCTAATTCAACAGCAAGAATGAAAAAACAAAAGATGATGATGAGAGTCCTCATAGTTTCTTAACTGTATTGATGATACGAAGTTCGGTAATAGCAGCAGATAAGGCAGAATCACTCTTCTTAAGAGCGTACGCCATCTTATCTACCTTTACCTCAAGGGTATCAATCTTCTGATTGCTTTTTTCAATCTGGTCACCATAGCCTGTCTTAACGTCATAATACAAATAGCTAACAGCCAGCAACATACAAAAGGCCACACCGGCCACTGGATTCTTTTTGAAATCGTCAAAGGAAATTGGAAGGGGGTTTGTTTTAGGAGCAGTCATTCTTTTATCTTTTTGTAGTAGTAAATAATCGCCATAACTCCTGATATACAACCGATTAGCCCAACGGCTACGGCTACAACAGGTTGCCAAGCGGTAGCGATACTAATCAATGCCGAAGCACCAGTTACCATTGTGAGCCCATCGGCTGTGGAATCAGTTTGCTGAATCATCACTTTTTCTTTGGTCTTTTAGAAGCACTTATTGCTATAGCGAGAACTTGTTTCTTGCTCCTTGGATCTTTCCCTCCAGGTTTTGCATAAGCCTTGTTCTTTTTCATCAGTTCGCTGACGTTCTTAGAAACACTTTTACCGAGTGGCATTACTTTGTGGATTTAGACATTGACTTTTTAACAGGCATAGCCTTGCTCTTTGCTTTAGTCAGTGGCTTAGCAGGCGCAGGTTTGGTTGACTTGGCTTTTTTAGTTGATTCTGTCAAAGTTCTGCTTGTAACGCCATTCTTAACTTCAACTTTTGCCTTTGCTTTGAAGTATGGACTATTAGACAGAGAATCAGACCTTCGCTCCATTCTAGCTTCTGCTGCTTTTGACCTAGGTGTTTCTTTGGGAAAACCTTCAAATGATCTGTCTATGTCAGACTCTTGTCTTTTCATCATTCTCTGATAGTTAACAGAATCTTGGGCAGTGTACTTCTTAACTGGTGGTTTTGGTTTTGGTTGTTTCATAGCCATTATTTTTTCTTCTTAACCATTTTGCCAAACATCATCTTCTCTTTAGACTCAACTTTCTTACCCTCTTTCTTTTCGTGTTTCATCTCAGCCTTCTTAGAAGCATATTTTTCCATTCCTCCGTACTCAGAAATCTTCTTTGTAGCGGCTTTCTTTATAACTTTTTTCATTACTTTGTGGATTTAGCCATTGATTTCTTAACGGGCATGGACTTACTCTTTGCTTTAGCCATTGGCTTCTTTGGAGCAGACTTGGTTGACTTAGCAGAACCAGACTGGTACTCTTTCATGATGGCTTGTTTTTTAATATCTCTTTCGATAGGAGACATTCTTTTTCTCATATTAATTTTATCAACCCCTTTCTTAACTGACCTAGCATGATCCTTCATATGGGCAGCATAAACGTCCATTCCGTCAGCCATGTTCACGGGAACGGCCCCAAAGTGACTGTCTGGAAATTCAGTAATTGGACGTGCTGATATGCCTTTTGGCTTTATTTTGCTTACTTCGGCAGCAGCATTCTTTTTCGCTACTGATTTGTCAGTAGGTGCTAAACCCCTTGATGGGATTTTTTTCACTTCAGCCATTCTAGCCTTAGCAGCTTTTTTTATAGGTTTTTTCATTTCTTTGGTTTGTTTTGTGATACCTTTACTTTGCCACTTGCTTTAGTGGGCTTTGAGTTATTATATTCTAGCTTCTTCGCTACAAAATTACAATTATACATATTAGCACTTCCATCTTTTACGGGCCTGTCTCAATCTTGAATTGGGATCTGAGGCCGCTTTTGGAAAATCTGCCATTTGACCGGCACTACGAGCACAAAATGATTTTCGTCTCTTAGCATCTGCACTACCTGCCTTTACCTTACCAGTAACGGCTGTCTTTAATTTAGATCCGGGATTTGCTTTGCGATA